AGAAGCAGCAATAGAAATAGCAAAGCTGCTAACTCCCGGTAAGGCAAAGATAATGACTCTGCCTGTAGATTTTAAAGACGCTAACGATATGTTGCGTAAAGGGAGACATGCAGCATATGTTAGCTGCTTCTGGGATTCAAAAGTCTATACGCCTTCTGGCGTGTTGAATCTATCTGATCAGCTATCAGCCTATCAAGAACTTAGAAACAATAAACAACAGTCTATACCTTACCCGTGGTTCGGCCTCAACAGGAAGCTGGAAGGTATGCGGGCTGGTGAGCTAGTAACTCTTACTGGCGGAACAGGGCTGGGTAAGTCTTCTGTAACCAGAGAGATTGAACACTGGTTGATACAACACACAGAAGATAATGTTGGCGTTGTAGCTCTAGAAGAGAACTGGGCGAGGACTGCCGAAGGTATTATGTCAGTGGAAGCAAACGCTAAACTACATTTGGAAAGTGTTAAAGCTAACTATAGTGATGAGCAACTCGACCAGTACTTTAAGAAAGTATTTATGGGAGAGAATGAAGACAGGGTTTGGATTCACGCTCACCACGGTGTTAACAACATTGATGATATCTTCAGTAAGCTTCGGTATATGATTATAGGTCTCGACTGTAAGTGGCTCGTGGTCGATCACCTGCACATGTTAGTCTTATCTACATTAGAATCAGATGAGCGTAAAGCTATTGATAGTATTATGCATCGACTGAGAACATTGGTGGAAGAGACAGGATGCGGTATGATTCTAGTCTCTCACTTGCGTAGAGTCGAGGGCAACCGTGGACACGAGAACGGTATTGAGACAGGACTATCTCACCTTAGAGGTTCTCAGAGTATCGCCCAGCTATCCGACTGCGTTATATCTTTGGAGAGAAACCAGCAGTCAGAAGATGTTATCGAAGCATCAACCACAAAGGTTAGGGTGTTAAAGTCTAGATACACCGGCGATGTTGGAGTAGCTTGCAGTCTTCTGTATGAGCAAGATTCAGGACGGCTGAGAGAACTAATGTTAGAAGACCCTGACGAGCTGACTGCGGAGGTAGAGCTATGAGTAATTTAATATTTGATATAGAAGCCAACGGTCTGGAGCCTGACCAGATATTCTGTATCGTAGCTATGGATGTGGACACAAAGGATGTGTTCACGTTCGACAACACTCAGCTAGACGAAGGCTATGCCATGTTGCAGTCTGCTGACAAGCTTATAGGCCATAACATTATAGGCTATGACATTCCTGTAGTAGAGCGTATCGCTAATGTTAATCTGTCAAATAAAAAGATAGTCGATACATTAGTGCTATCTCGCTTGTTCAAGCCTACACGAGAAGGCAACCACGGTCTGGAAGGTTGGGGCTATAGGCTTGGCTTCACCAAAGGCGACTTCGGTGAGCAAGAGGATGCATGGGAGTGCTACACGCCAGAGATGTTAGAGTACTGTAAGCGGGATGTTCTTTTAAATTATAAAGTTTATAATGCTTTGAAGGTAGAGAGCCGTGGCTTTTCTCCCACTTCAGTAAAGATTGAACATTCGGTAGCTAAGATAATAGATAAGCAGAGAACAAACGGTTTTGTTTTAGATGTACAAAAAGTTATGGGCCTTATGGCTATGTTTGAAACTAAGCTTCACGACTTAGAGGAAGAAGTACAACAAGAATTTAAGCCCAAAGTGGACATTCAAATTCTTACTCCTAAGTTTACTGCTGCCGGGTCTTTGGCTAAGACAGCTACAGATCAACACGGAAACGGTACAAGGTTAACAGAAGAAGAGTACAACAAGTTAAAGCTTTACCGGGAGCCAAAACCAATTGAGCGTAGAACTGAAACACCCTTTAACTTAGGCTCACGAAAACAGATAGGCGAGTACCTAATTACCTTTGGATGGAAGCCGAAGAAGTTAACACCCACAGGGCAGCCAATAGTAGATGAAGCTACATTAAACAAAGTTAAAGGTATACCACAGGCCGCCATGATTGCTAATTACTTGATGCTGCAAAAGCGACTTGCTCAGACTAAAAGCTGGATCAAAGAACTAGATGATCCTACTGGTAGGGTACACGGCTACGTTAATCCTAACGGTGCGGTGACATCTAGAATGACCCACTCACATCCCAACATGGCTCAAATCCCAAGCAGCAGCTCACCATATGGTATAGACTGTAGGTCTTGTTGGACAGTACCAGAGGGCTATAAGCTGGTAGGTATAGATGCTTCAGGGTTAGAGTTACGGATGTTGGCACACTATTTAAACGATGAGGGCTACACGAATGAAATCCTTAACGGAGACATACACACCGCTAATCAAAAACTTGCTGGACTTGAATCAAGAAGTCAGGCTAAAACTTTCATCTATGCCCTCCTATACGGAGCAGGAGATGCAAAACTTGGAACAGTGGCTGGGAGAGGTAGAGAAGCTGGCAGGGGACTTAGACAACGCTTCTTTGATAATCTCCCATCATTTAAATCTCTTACGGATCGAGTTCAAAGAGAGGCAAAGAATGGTTACATCAAAGCACTAGATGGCCGGAGACTTACTGTGCGATCTGAACATGCAGCTTTGAACACTTTGCTGCAAGGTGCAGGTGCAATTGTAATGAAGCAGGCGTTAATACTTTTAGACGCTGACATTAAACGCAAAGGCTATGACGCTAAGTTCGTAGCTAACGTACACGATGAATGGCAGATAGAGTGTAGTGAAGATGATTCCGATGCAGTAGGTAAGGCAGGTATTGAAGCTATTGTAGAAGCTGGGCGTTTACTAAATCTTAACTGTCCTTTGGACGGAGACTATCAAGTCGGGGAGAACTGGAGTGAAACACATTAAAAACTGTATAGAGTGTGGCGTTGAGTTAGATGTATCTACTAACTGGTATCCTTCTTTTGTACCTAAGCACCACTACAAATGTATAACATGTTACGACAGACAGCGCATAAAGAATCGTGTTGTTGCAGGTACTGCTGGGCCTAAGACTATAGCCAGACATCTTGGACATACTACAAACGATAAATATGATTCTGTTGTAGAGGGCTACGTATACATCATATCTAATCCTGCGTGGAACGGCTGGAAGAAAGTGGGCATGGCTATTGATGCCTATGACAGGTGTAGCGCCTTTCAAACTTCTTCTCCGCTGCGAGATTTTAAGGTAGAATACTGTAAGCACTTCTCAGATAGGAGGGCGGCAGAAAAACTAACTCACGAAGCCCTGTTTGATTTAGATGTCGAGAGAGCAGGTGAGTGGTTCAAGACTTCTACCAAACAAATAAAACAAATTATACAATCAGTTAAAGGCGAAACTAATGAATCTATCAACAGTAGTTCCTGATATATATCAAAAGCTAGAGATGCTCTCTGAAGGAGAAGCCCTCCCGCTGACTGAAGAAGATATTGATAGTACTGTTGCGGCTATGAGAGAGGCTCTTGTTTCTTGGGCAACACCCCGCAAAAGAGATACTAGCTTTACTGTTCGTATGTCCAACGTGGGTAAACCCTCCCGTCAGTTGTGGTATGAGAAACGTGATCCCGATGGTCGTGGCGGTGTTGATGGAGCAACACAAATAAAGTTTCTATATGGCCATCTTCTTGAAGAGATCGTTCTGATGTTAGTCCGTATGGCTGGACATAAAGTTACGGACGAGCAGAAGGAAGTGGTTGTTCAGGGTGTTGTCGGCCACATGGATTGTAAAATAAACGGTCAGGTGGTAGACGTTAAGACCGCATCGCGCTTTGCATTCAATAAGTTTCGTGATGGCAGGCTTGCACAAGATGACCCTTTCGGGTACTTGGGACAGCTTGCTGGCTACGAGAAAGCAGAAGGCACAGAGGGTGGCGGGTTCTTAGGGTTAAACAAAGAGAGCGGGGAGCTTTGTATGTACATCCCCGATGATCTAGATAAGCCCAACATAGACGCTAAAATATCTGAGCTTCTCCCTGCCCTTGAACTTGACACAGCGCCAGAGCTTTGCTACTCTCCAATACCTGACGGAAAGAAAGGTAATATGAAGCTTCCAAAGGGTTGTTCGTGGTGTAAATACAAATACCAGTGTCATAAAGATGCTAATGACGGGCAAGGTCTCAGAACTTTTAAGTATTCTAATGGACTAACATACCTCACTGAGGTTGTGGTTGAGCCAAAAGTAGAGGAATATCTATGAACAATAGACGATCAAAGCGTATACGGAACCACGCAACAACACTTCTTGTTGCTTGGCTGCGTACTCTCCTCACGGAAGAGGAGGGTGCAAAGATCACTGTAAAAAATTATGCTGATCACATGCCAGAGCAAACACATATTTACGCTAATGGTAAGATGATGTTAAATGCTTATCATCCTAAGTGGATTGTAAAAAAGATAAATCAGATTCTTAAAATATACCCTAAATTACAAATAGAAGATGTGAATCTGGAGATGATTCAATGGAAAGCAAACAAGCGACAGGCATAGAAATAGAGGCCATGATAATCGCTGTTGGTAGTTTTTTATACAACACTGACAATTCTATCTGTGATATTGATTCAGAGTTTCTTGAAAATTTAAATCTTTTAGTATCTACAGAACTAGAAAAAAGAGAGGCAGAACTACATTGAGCAAGATTAGAAAAGGATTCAGGAAAGCCAGAAAAGTTAGACCTGTTAATACTAATGTGGTTGAGGGCTATGATTCTAACTGGGAGTATGAGCTACATACGGGCATACTAGACGAGTGGAGTTTCCACACAGAGAAAGTTCCCTATACTGTTGATCATAACTACCACCCAGACTTTCTAAAAGAAATAGACGGAAAGAAAATACTGTTGGAAGCTAAAGGACGTTTCTGGGACTACGCTGAGTTCAGTAAATATATCTGGATAAACAAAGCTCTTCCCGAAGATACTGAGTTAGTGTTCTTGTTTGCTAACCCCAGCGCACCAATGCCTCAAGCCAAAAGACGCAAAGACGGGACTAAAAGAAGTCACGGAGAGTGGGCAAGCGCTAACGGTTTTACATGGTATAGTGAGGATAGTATTCCCGATGGTTGGATCAACATCAAAAATAAAGAAACTTTCGACTGATGTTAGCCGCAAAGATGCAAGGCGCGAAAGGTTTGAAAGGAAAAAGAAATTTAAACAACGTAAACGTGAGGTAAAGTATGGCAAAGTTAAATGACGCTACGCCTTCCGAATGGGATGCAGTTAGAAAAACGATTAAAAACCAAGATGCTATTTATCAAGAGCGTGAAGCTACAAAACAAAAGACAGGCTTAGAGGCTTGGATGCGTGTAGCCCACGATGAAGACTCAGAGCTTTGGGAGTACGAAACAGACGTAGTAAACAACCCGGAGCATTATAACACAGGCAACATAGAGTGCATTGAAGCTATTGAAGAGTCCATGTCTAGTGTTGCATTTAAGGGCTACCTCAAGGGCAACTGCATGAAGTACCTGTGGCGCTATGACTACAAAGGTAAACAGGTAGAGGATTTAAAGAAGGCTGGTTGGTATTTGAACAAGCTAACAGCAATGGTAACAGAGGAGAATAACTAGTGGATCAGTATCAACAGTTTATACACAAGAGCAGGTATGCACGTTGGATGTCGGAGAAAGGCAGGCGAGAAACATGGGCAGAGACAGTGCAAAGATATGTCGATTTTTGGTCAAATCGTGGACAGATAGATGCTGACATGTCGAAGAAACTATATAAAGCTATACATAATATGGACGTTATGCCTTCTATGCGCTGCATGATGACAGCAGGCGAGGCGTTAGATAAAGACAATGTAGCTGGATTTAATTGTAGTTACTTGCATATTGACTCACCGCGCAGCTTTGATGAGTTAATGTACGTGTTGATGTGTGGTACAGGTGTAGGCTTTAGTGTTGAGCGTAACTTTATAAACAAGCTACCTGAAATCGCAGAAACTTTTCATGCTACTGACAGCACTATTGTCGTTGCTGATAGTAAAATAGGTTGGGCTTCATCGTTCCGTGAACTTATTGCCATGCTGTACGCTGGTAAAATTCCACAGTGGGATATGAGCCGTGTACGAGGAGCAGGAGAGCGCCTTAAAACATTCGGTGGTAGAGCTTCAGGGCCAGAACCGCTGATAGATTTGTTTAACTTTTGTATTGAAGTCTTTAAGAAA